GGAGAGACCTTCTCTCCCCACCTAAAGGAGACAATCTATGGGAGAAGATTTTATCACTCGCCACGAGCATGACGAATATGTGAAGCGAATGGAGCAGGAGCATAAAGGCATGAACGCTCGTATCAAAGACTTGGAAGCAGAGGTCAAAGAAATTACCGACCTCACAATTTCCATTAACAACCTCGCCTTGAGCGTAGACGCTATGGCGAAGGAGCAGAAGAAACAGGGGGAACAGCTTGAATCCCTCAAGGCAAAGGACGGTGAGCGGTGGAGAACGGTCACTGGCTATGTTATCACCGCCGTTATCGGTATTATTGTGGGTTTCATCTTCAAGCAGATGGGATTCTAAGGAAGGAGAAAGAAAATGGCTTACACGAACAGTCCCTTGGTGACGTACAAGAGAATCACCAAAAATCGGACAAGCCCTCGTAACCATGCGATTGACACCATCACGATTCACTGCATTGTCGGTCAGTGGACAGCGAAGCAAGGTTGTGACTACTTCGCTACAACCGACAGGGAGTGTTCTTCCAACTATGTTGTTGGTCGGGACGGTTCTATCGGCTTGTCTGTGGAGGAAAAAGACCGCTCTTGGTGTTCTTCCTCTCGTGACAACGACCATCGAGCTATTACTATCGAGGTCGCAAGTGACACTGAACACCCTTACGCTGTTACCGCAGAAGCGTATGACGCTCTGATTCGACTGGTAGCAGACATTTGTAAGAGAAATGGTATCAAGAAGCTCCTGTGGAAAGCGGACAAGTCCCTTATCGGACAAGTCAGCAAGCAGAACATGACTGTCCACAGGTGGTTCGCAAATAAGGCTTGTCCGGGGGAATATCTCTATGAAAGACACAGCGACATTGCGAAGAAAGTCAACGCTCTGTTGGGTGAGACTCAGCAGACTACTACCACAACTCCTACGACCTCCCCCTCTACCACTGACAACGGTAGAATCATTTGGGACTTTTTCATCGGCAAGGGTCTCAATGCCTACGCTGTCGCTGGTATCATGGGTAATCTGACCGCAGAAAGCAGTATGCGTCCTAACAATTTGCAGAACACCTATGAAAAGAAGCTCGGTATGACTGACGCTTCCTATACCAAAGCGGTAGACAATGGTACTTACACGAATTTCGTGAAGGACTCCGCCGGGTATGGCTTGGCACAGTGGACTTACTGGTCTCGCAAACAGGCATTGCTCGAATATGCCAAGAGCGTGAACAAGTCCATCGGTGACTTGACTATGCAGTTGGAGTTCATGTGGAAGGAGCTACAGGGTTACACCAGCGTCATGAAGGTGCTGAAATCCGCTACCTCTATCCGACAAGCGTCTGACGCAATTCTCACCGGGTATGAGAGACCAGCAAACCAAAGCGAAAGCGTGAAAGTCAAGAGAGCTGGTTACGGTCAGACTCACTACAATAAGTACGCTTCCGACACACCCACCGTGAAGCCTACCGTCTTCACTCCTTATCTCGTAAAGGTAACTGCTTCGGCTCTGAATATCCGTAAGCAACCTACCACTGGCTCGGTCATTACCGGGACGATTCGTGATAAGGGTGTGTACACAATCGTTGAGGAAGCCAACGGCACAGGAGCGAGCAGATGGGGTAAGCTCAAGAGTGGTGCTGGCTGGATTTCCCTCGATTACACCAAGAGGGTGTAGTCATGGGTACACGATACAGACGCAAACAGAAACCCAAGTTGGAGTTCTCCAAGAAGATTCTGCTCTTTGCGGCGGCAATCAATGTAGTCGTAATCGGTTTCACGCTCGTCATGGTGTGGAGAACGTGTGACCTGTCTCCACTGGCATACCTTATTCCGGCTGTAGCCGCTGAGACTGCCACAGGTACAGGTTTCTACTATGCCAAGGCGAAGGTCGAGAACCGCATTAAGCTCATGAAGCAGAACAAATTGGAGGTCACAGCAAATACTATTCATGAAACAGGAGGATTTGGATAATGATTGATTTGACACAGGTAATTCACGCAGTTTTCACTCTGATTCTCGCTATCGTCTCTGCTTTTCTGATTCCTTATCTGAAAAGCAAGTTCAGTGCGAACCAGTTCGACAACATCATCATGTGGGTAAACATTGCAGTCGAAGCGGCTGAAATGATTTACGCTGGTGTCGGCAGAGGTGAGGAGAAGAAGCAGTACGTTTTGGACTTCTTGCACAGTAAAGGCTACACTCTCAATGCGTCTGAAATTGAAAACCTCATTGAGTCCGCTGTATTGGAGTTGAAGCTGGCACAAAAAGAAAAAGAGGAAGCAAGCTCCTAACTTACTTCCTCTATAATCAAAACAAATCCGAAACAGTGTTTCACAAAAAATAAGGTGTTCGGATTTGAACCTTTTGGTGGAGCGGAACACGCAATATCCGAACACGAGATAGTAGCCGTGTTCTGCCCCGAAATGTTGAAGGTGAAGACGATTCTTCTACCTTTGTCCCCATCATCGTACACATACACCGAGTTTACCAAGGTATCAATGACTCTGCGTCTGTAGTCTATGTCGTTGATGTCACCGCTCTTGAACGAAAGTAGCCAAAACATTATGCGCTCTTTCGTCAAGAGCGGTTTTTTCATTTCCTCTTTGGCTATCTGCCCTTCGATGTGATTTTTCTCCGACTCAAGCTCCTCAAGACGTTCTTTCGTGGTCGAGGTAATGATACCTTGCTCAATAGCAGTCATGAGGTTCTTTATCTTCTTTTTAATATCCTTGAGTTCTTCCTGTAGCCCTATGAGATAGGTCTTATCAGAGGACTCTTTCTCAAACATTTCCATAGCTCGTGTTGCTATGAGGTCGATGTTTTCATCGGTCAGAACGTATTTCACGGTAAAGCGAACGACCAGCTCCTCAATCCAGTCTTTCTTTTCTACCTTCTTGGTACACTGGTGCTTTCTCTTTCGGTCAATGCACTTATAGTAATGATGTACCTTCCCGGACTTCGATGTGCCACTCTCACCGACCATGACGGACTCACAGTGACCGCAGAACAGTTTGGTGGTGAGAAGGTAATCTTCCTTGGCTTTGTTCTTTGCTCGTGCCTTGGCATTGTGTGAGAGCATAGCTTGTACCTTCTCGAACAGGTCTTTATCAACGATAGCCGGGACACCGTTTGGTACTACAACGTCCATGAACTTGTATGTCCCGATGTATTTCTCGTTCTTGAGCATAGTTCGGAGACTGTTCTTATTGAAAGAGTTTCCTCGTGAGGTCTTATATCCCTTCTCATTACAGTAGTTTATGATTTGGGTAGCCGACATACCATCGGCATACATTTGAAAGACCTCTTGGACGATTTTTGCCCCTACCGGGTCAATTACATATTTTCTGTCTTCCCCTACAGTGTAACCCAATGCCACACCAGCTCCACCAGTGGCAATGCACTGTAGGGCATTTTCTTTTAGTCCACGTTTGATATTCCGGGACAGGTTCTCGGAGTAATACTCAGCATACCCTTCGAGGACGGATTCAAGAATGATTCCCTCCGGGGTGTCGGGCATTGGCTGTTTTGCGTAGAAGACACGGACACCGTTCTTCTTGAGCTTGGCTTTGTAAATGGCAGAATCGTATCGGTTACGAGCGAAGCGGTCAAGGGTGTACATGATTACCGCTTGAAAATGTCCCTTCTCGCTGTCTTTGATAAGCCGCTGGAAGCTCGGACGATTGTCAGTCTTGCCCGATATAGCTCGGTCACAGTATTCGTTTATGACCGTGAAACCGTTCTTCAATGCGAACTCATGGCACTCTCGAAGCTGACCTTCGATAGACTCCTCTCTTTGACTATGGCTCGAATATCGAGCGTAAATTACTGCTTTCGTAATCTCACCTCCAATAGCTTCTTACGTCTGAGCAATTCTATTGGAATGACCTTAGACTGCCGCAGTATTCTCTTTATCCCCCTCTAACTCCTCACGGTTCTCGAACTCATATACCATCGACATGAACTCATGCTTGGTTCTCCGGGACAGGGAGCGGAACACTCTGAGAATGTCGTTCTCGTCTTCGTCATTGGCTACTGCCTTTGGTTCGAGGTCTTCTTCGTCTGCAAAGAAATCCATTACAGAGCAGTTGAGTATCTGCGCCATTTGAACCATTTCAGATTCCTTCGGCAAAGACCCCTTATTGATAGCACTCGTGAAAGAGCTTGAACCCTTTACTTCTTTAACGACTGCGGTAAGATTTGTTCCTCTTTCGGCGCAAATGCGCTTGATGTTTTCAGCGAACGTCAAAGCAAATTCCTCCTTTAAGAATTTTAATTCGTAATTTTTGAATTTACCTATTGACAATTCGTAAAAGAAGAATTATAATAAGAACATGAAGTTCGGAAATCACGAATTGGCAATAAGAAACCGACCTCTCAGAATGGCAGTTCCGAGAAGTTGTCAGCGAAAATAGTCCTATAAGAATAATAACAATAATTCGCCATTTTGTCAAGTCTAATTCCGATTTTCAGAACCAATGAAAGGAGGAAATTCTATGAGTCAGATTCAAGAGCGAATGAAAAAGCTCGGCATTAAACAGGTGGATATGATTCTTGAATTGCGTAAGCGAGGTATCGCAGTTCAGCCGCCCGAAATGTCCAGTATCATTCGTGGTGTTTACACCTATCCCAAGTCGAAGCGAGTTCTCGATGAATGTGACAAGATTCTCACCGAACGTGAACGTGAGTCTCAGTGATTCACAAATAAGCGACCTCGCAAGACCGCTGATGGGGATTTTGGAGAAGTTCTACCAAGACCCTAAGAATGAGGAGGACTTTCAAAAATGGCTACTGAGTGTAGAAGAACAAAAGGCAAAAGAATCAATCGCAATAGGCTCATGAAGGTGTATGCGTACATCATTCTCATGTTGCTGGTGGTATTCGGTGGTGTTATCGGCTTGTTCATCGGACGCTTTACAGCTCCGGCGGAGGTCGAGGTACAGACCGTTACCGAAACCGTGACAGTTGAAGTTCCTGTCTATGAAGCAGACAAGCTCCCGGAAGTATCTGAGGTGTTCTATTACGACATTCCTCTTTCCGACAGCTTGCAGAGATACATCTACGAAATCTGCGCTGACGAAGAAGTTCCTGTCACATTGGTGCTGGCAATGATTGAGCATGAAAGCTACTTCAATCCCGAAATCGTCAGTGCTACCGATGATTACGGTCTCATGCAGATTAACGCAGTGAACCACGAGTGGCTTGAGGAAGATTACCGTTGCGCCGATATGCTGAATCCTTATCAGAATGTGTTCTGCGGAGTCAAAATCGTTTCCACCTACATTGATAAGTACGATGGTGACTTAACAAAGGCTCTCATGGCTTACAACATGGGGAACTACGGAGCGAGAACAGCATGGGAAAACGGTATTACCTCTACCAGTTACACCGACAGTATTCTTGGGCTTATGCAGAAGTACGAGGAGGTGTCGCACAATGCCGATGGTGATAGAACTTAAAGACAAGAAAGTCGAAACCATCTTCAATGAGAGAGATTTCGCCTATCTCATTGAACAGTACATGGGCTATGAAGCGGCTGACTACTTCCGCAAGCTCATGGAGGACAAGGAGGACGCATGACATGACGAACAAAAAGCTCGGTAACGATTTTGAGTCAGAGTTCTGCGAAATCCTTTTTAACGAAGGGTTTTGGGTACATAACATGGCTCAAAACGCAAGCGGACAACCAGCGGACGTAATCGCCGCTCGAAACGGAAAGACATACCTTATCGACTGCAAGGTGTGTAGTGCCAAGGGATTTGCCCTGTCTCGAATGGAGGAAAATCAAGACCTCTCGATGGAGCTGTGGAAGTCTTGCGGCAACGGTGAAGGTTGGTTCGCTCTGCTTACAGGAGGAGAGACCATTACCATGATTCCTCACTTCACCATTAAGGCTATAAGAAACCAGCAGTCTTATATGAGTGAAGTAGAAATCAGAGAGTACGGTGTCCCTCTCGACAAATGGCTCAAAAAGAAATGAGAGTCATAGTCTCAAACACACTGGCAGTCGAAAATCCCACACAAGAAGCCTTGATGTGGTGCAAAAAGAATCTCACCATTGCGAACCCGGAGTATGCCAAGAAGGTGCGTATGCACTTTTGGCTTGGAGACACACCAGCGAAGCTCTCCCTGTATGAACAGGACGGAGACACACTGATTCTTCCCTTCGGTACGCTTCGCACACTGCCGGAATGTATCACCAGCGAAAGCTATTTCACCAGCTCCTTCGCTGACCCTGTGAACGTTGTTTACGGTGGGGCTGATGTTCCACTCTACGATTACCAAAAAGCCGCTGTGGAAGCCGTGTGCAAGGCACAGTACGGTATTCTGCAATCCCCGGCTGGAAGCGGTAAAACACAGATGGGTATAGCACTGGTGAAGAAATACGGCAAACGTGCTTTGTGGCTCACGCACACCCTCGACCTTCTCCAACAGAGCAAAGCTCGTGCAGAACTCTACATGAGCAAAGACCTCATAGGAACGATTACTGAGGGCAAGGTCAATATCGGTAAGGGTATCACCTTCGCAACGATTCAGACCATGTGCAAGCTCGACCTTGCTCGGTACAAGGATTTGTGGGACGTGATTATCGTGGACGAGTGTCACCGTTGCTCCGGCACACCTACTGCTATGACGCAGTTCTTCAAGGTGCTGAACAGCTTGGCGGCTCGACATAAAATCGGTCTCTCAGCCACCGTACACAGGGCAGACGGAATGATTGAAGCTACCTACGCTCTACTCGGTCATGTGGTCTACACCGTACCCGATGAAGCCGTAGGAGACAAAATCATGAAGGTAGGTATCAAGCCTATCGGAACAGGGGTGGAGATTGACCGAAAGTGTCTCAACACTGACGGTACGCTCAATTATACGAAGCTCATTTCCTACCTCTGTGAGAATACTCACCGATTGCATTTCATTTCCTCATGGATTGTCTCTGAGAGTGAACATTCTTGTCTCATTCTCTCTGACAGGTTGGAGCATTTAGAACAGCTTATGAACTCACTCCCTCGCTCAATGAGAGAGAAAGCAGTCATGGTGAGCGGCAAAATGACAACCAAAAAAGGTAAGGCGGAACGAGAACAGGCGATTGAGGATATGCGAACCGGGAAGAAAAAGTACCTGTTTGCTACCTACACGCTGGCGAAGGAAGGTCTCGACATTCCTCGATTGGAGAGGTTGTTCTTAACCACTCCACAGAAGGATTACGCAGTGGTGACGCAGAGTATCGGCAGAATCGCTCGTGTCTTCGAGGGTAAGGCAGACCCCATAGCCTACGATTTCGTAGACAATATCGCTTACCTCGTGAAGTCCTACAAGAAACGCTGTACGACCTATCGAAAGAACGGTTGCTACTTCGTAGACGAAGGAGGTAGCCAATGAGACTGATTGTATATGACGTGGAGGTGTTCTGCGAGGACTGGCTGGTGGTGTTCAAAGACATAGAGTCCGGGCAGTACACAGTCGTTCACAACGACACCGAGGAGCTTAAACAGTGTATTTCCGAGGACTGTATCTATGTAGGTTTCAACTCGAAGCACTACGACCAGTTCATCATCAAAGCGATATGCTGTGGGTTCACTCCACAAGAAGTCAAACAGGTCAATGACTACATTATCGGCGGCGGTCAAGGTTGGGAGAACCCTATGCTCCGAGACCACTTCTTCCGCTTCAACAATGTAGATATTAAGGACGATATGCAGATGGGCTTGTCCCTCAAGGCAATCGAAGGACATTTGGGAATGTCCGTAGAGGAGACCTCTGTATCGTTCGACATTGACCGCCCTCTTACAGAGGAGGAGCTGAAAGAAACAGTCTTCTACTGTAAGCACGATGTAGATACCACGGCAAAGCTCGTGGAGCTACGAAAGAATTATCTGAAATCCAAAATCGACATTGGAAAGCTCGCCGGGATTGATGAAGTCAAGGCAATGGGTATGACGAACGCAAAACTGACTGCGGCTCTGCTTCAAGGCTCTAAGAAGCCGCATGACGATGAACGTCAGTATCAGTACCCCGACAATCTCAAGCGTGAGCTGATTCCGCCGGAAGTCTTTGAGTTCTTCGACAGAATGAAAGACCCGAATCTGAGCGATAAAGAAGTCTTCTCCTCGAAGATTGAAATATCCATCGGTGATTGTCCTGTGACAATCGGCTACGGCGGTATTCACGGTGCTATCCCGAATTATATGTGGAAGGAGGACAGCTCTTGCGAAAACGAATCATAAAGAATTTTGACGTTGCGAGCTACTATCCTCACCTTATGACGATTTGTGGGTACACCTCTCGTAACATTCCTTCCCCGGAGGTTTTTGAGAACGTACTGGAACAGCGTATGAAAGCCAAAGCCGCCGGAGATAAGGTCACAGCCAATGCTCTCAAGCTCGTTGTGAACACGACCTATGGAGCAATGCTGAACCAGTATAACGACCTGTTTGACCCTCTCATGGGACGCTCGGTGTGTATCACAGGTCAGTTGTTCCTCTTGGAAATGGCTCAGAACCTCTATCAGAACGTAGAGGACTTGAGAATCGTCCAGCTCAACACCGATGGTGTCATGATTGAGTTCTACGAAGACCAGTATGACGAAGTGCTGGCAATCGTGAATGAATGGCAGTCTCGTACCGGGTTCGAGCTTGAGGAGGACAGCGTGTCCATGATTGCTCAGAAGGACGTGAACAATTACGTTGAGGTTCAGCCGAATGGCTCAGTCAAGACCAAAGGCGGTTATTTGGTGCGAGGTATCGCCCCGGCTGGTGCTTTCAACATCAATAACAATGCCTGTATCGTAGCAACAGCTCTGAAAGAGTATTTCGTAAACGGTACTCCTGTCGAGGAGACCATCAATGCTTGTGACGATATATTCCAGTTCCAGCTCATAGCCAAAGCCGGAGCGAAGTATCGTGAAGCCTATCACCTTGTCGATGGGGAACAAGTCCCGGTGCAGAAGGTAAACCGTGTTTATGCCACCAAGGACGAACGGTACGGAAAGCTGTTCAAGGTCAAAGCCGAGAATGACGCTACCGCCAAAATCGAAATGCTCCCGGAACACTGTATCATCGACAACGACAACAACCTAACCATAGCCGATGTGGACAAGACCTTCTACATCGAAATGGCAAAGAAACGAATCAATGATTTCTTGGGTATCAAACCCGAAAAGAAAAAAGGAGGACGCAAAAAAATGGCTACTGGAACAGCTAAGAAAACCGAAACCACCTCTCTGAACGTGTATCAGAAGTTGCTCGCCGCAAGAGCAAAGTTCCTCGAAGCAGATGTTCAGAAGACAGGTAAGAATATGCACCTGTCCTTCAAATACTTCGAGCTGGACGATATTGTCCCTACTGCAACTCGAATCTTCTCTGAGGTCGGTCTTATCCCTATTGTAAACTTCACCGCCGATGTTGCGACCATGACTATCGTCAACACCGACAATCCTTGGGAGGAAACCATCAAGTTTGAAGCTCCCTTCAATCAGATTGCACCTATCGTGAGCAATGCTGGTAAACAGGCTACCAATGAAATGCAAGCTCTCGGTTCTTCCATCACATATATGCGCCGCTATCTGTACATGATTGCGCTGGATATTTGCGAGAGCGACAGCTTTGACGCAAATGTCGGAAAGCCTGTGACCCCTCCTCAGACCGCTCCTACTCCTCCGGCTACTCCCGAACAGAGACAGGAAGTGAAAGCTGAACTGACTGCTCCGGCTGACAATGCTACTGCTTTGCAGATTAAGGGTCTGAAAGCCGTGTTGAAGAAGCTCAAGGACGCTGACCCTTCTAAGGAGGAACTGATTGCTCAGATTGCAGTGCAGACCGAAGGTTTCACCGTAATCAGCAAGGCAGACTGTGAAGCTCTGATTACGAGAATCACCGCTATGCTCGAAGGAGGTAACGAATAATGGAATGGCTTGACAGCAAACAGCTCAAAATTACTCCTCCGAAGCGCACCAAGAAAATCACTGGTACTCGCTTCGCAACAATCCTCGGACTGAACCCTTGGTCTACCGCATTTGAAATGTGGTGTGCAATCACCAAGACCTTCGAGCTTCCCTTCGAGGACACCATCTACACTATCGCTGGTAAGACCATCGAACCCAAACAGGCGGAGTACATGAAGAAGTCCTACGGTATGGACTTGATTACTCCTACTGACCGCTACGGAACTGACTACTTCAACAAGACTTGGGGTGACTTCTTCCCCGACAGCAAGCACCTCGGCGGTATGTGGGACTACCTCGGTGTGGACGAGGACGGTAAGGTCGATACCGTACTGGAAATGAAGACCACTAAGCGTATCGAGGACTGGCAGAATGACGCTCCCGAATACTACGCTCTACAGGCGGCTCTCTACGCTTATCTGCTCGGTGTGGACAACGTAGTCATGGTAGCTTCCTTCCTTGAGGAGAAGGACTACGCAGACCCTTCCAAGTTCGTACCGAACGTGAAGAACACCATCACCGTAGAGTTCAAGGTGAGCGAGCGTTATCCCGATTTCGCTCAGAAGGTTGCACAGGTCGAGCAGTGGTGGGCTGACTATGTGGACACTGGTATCTCTCCTGTCTTTGACGAGAAGAAGGACGCTGAGATTCTGAAAGCACTTCGCACTCACAATCTCACTCCCGACACCGACATTGACGCTCTGATTTCCGAAGCGGAAGGTCTCAAGACTGAGGTCGATAAGGCTACCGCCGCAATCGCTGACAAGGAAAAGCGTCTCAAGGAAATCAACGACATTATCAAGGAACACGCTATGAAGCAGTTCCGCCCCGGAGACAAGAAGGTCGAGGTTAAAGGTTCTACCTACACTTGGGCTATCTC